ATTATTTATTGTAGGAATTGATGAATTTATCCAGGTATTTCCATCAAACTTTAAGAATTGACCAGTGGCGTTACCACTAATTATTACATCGCCCATATCTGTTGTAATGTTAGCTTTTCTATTAACCCACTTGCTTCCGTTATATGATAATCCATCCCCACTTGATGGAGAGCCTATCATTACGTCACCAGATAAATTATCTAACCTACCAGTTATATTAACAGTAGTGCTTTGAATTGCGCCATATATAACAATTTGCATTTCGTCTTCAGCGGGTGGTTCACTAAAGCTTACAGTTACGTAGTCTTCCGAGTAAGCACCATTTACTGAAGCTGCAGTTTGCCACGTAGCTTGTATGACTTCATTGGTGAGATTACTTCTTACTGTAACTACAACATCTGCCGTATTAAAACCATGATAAACTGAAAAATGCTGGTCTACACCATTGCCTCGAGTAACGGAAATTGTTGTTCCTTCAGGTTGCTCAGGAAGGATACTATTAACCCATTTTCCTAAACCGCTATCCCATATAAGAACTTGATTATTTTCAACATTGTTAGTCAGAACATCTGAAAGTTTAGAGGTATTAAAAGCGCTATTTATCCAAGTTGAACCATTGTACAATAATACATTGTTTGTCGCAGCATTTGATACAGTGACGCCAGATAGATCATCTAAAGTTCTATTGTTTATATATGTTACCGCATTTGAATATGCCGTATTTCCAACCGTATCAGCGTAGGCGCTCACGCTTGCAGCTGAGTTGGAGATATTCGAAACCATATTTGTAGTGTAGGAATCCGCAACTTTAATAACTGGTGTCATTCCTTCACCAGAGTTATCGGTTATAGTTATTCCAGTGCCAGCAACAAGATTGCCAACATAATCACCTGTTGTATCGGCACCGAGCGCAACTGAGTTTGAAGCTATTGTTGTTGTTATAGTTACGTTTGCGCTACCATCAATCCATACATTACCAGTGACATCACCATCTAAAGTAATTTTTCTTTGATTAGTCCAAACAAATGCGTTACTTGCTATTCCTATAACATTGCCAGTATGTGTTCCGTTGCTATTTCCAGTTAAATTGCCGCTTACGTTTCCGGTTACGTTTCCGGATAAATTTCCAGTAACATTTCCAGACAAGTTACCAGTAACGTTTCCAACTACTTCTGCATTTACTCGATTAAAGCTTACATTTGCATTAGTGGCAACTGATTGACCAATCGCTATAGTTGGGGTTGTAGCTTCGCCGGAATTATTTGTTATCGTTATACCAGTTCCAGCAACAAGGTGATCTACATAGTCACCTATTGTATCTGTTGATAGGTTAATGGCATCATTAACCCAAGTTGAACCATTGTACCTAAAGAAGTCTCCATTAGCTACGTTACTTAACATAACATCTGTTAAATCGTCAATTGACGCATTTAGTGTTATTGTTGGAGTGCTATTTTCTCCTGAATTATTAGCTAAAGAAATTCCAGTACCAGCAACAAGAGAAGAAACATAACTTCCTGTGGTATCGGTTCCAAGAGCAACTGAGTTTGCAACTATGGTTGCAGTAAGTGTCACATTTGCAGAACCATCTATTGAAACATTTCCAGATAGATCTCCACCTAAAGTTATAACTCTAGAGTTAGTCCATTTTGCAGCTGAACCAATGTAGGCGTTTGCAGATAATACTTCTGTACCATTAATTTTAAACACTTTGCCTGAAGCAAGATCTATATTCTCAGAAGAAGTCCAAGATCCAGTACTGTTACTCCAGTTAAAAGTTTTATCAGTTGTTCCCTTTAGGGTTATTCCACCACCATCAGCTGCTATGTTAGATGGTGAAGATATATTAGCTAATTCAATATTTTTGTCTTCAACAATTATTGATTCAGTACTTACTGTAACAGTAGTACCATTGACGGTAAGATTTCCAGAAACTACTAAGTCTCCAGAAACTTGAACGCTATCTTCTGTTGTTACTTGAGTATTCGAAGATTGAAGTAAATTTAAAGATGAACTAACTAATGCGCCATTGCTATTTTTGAAAAAAAATACTCCAGAAACAGGATCAATAGCTATCTGAGTACTGGTAATATTTGGATTAGCCACTATAAAACCTTTCTTTTATTTAGAAAGTTCCACCGTCTATTGTGTCACTCCAAGCTGGAACACCAGCTATTACTTGTAAAATTTGTCCACTAGTACCTATTGATAATTTAGATAATGTGTTTGCTGCACTGGCATAAATTACATCTCCAGTTGCATAAGTTGTAAATCCGGTACCGCCCTTATTTGAAGCTATTGTTGTAGCGCTCCATGTTCCAGATGTAATTGTTCCAACTGTAACGATATCATTATCACCAGAATATGTTCCAGCAGCAACGTTTGCTAATATTGAACTATAAGCTTGAACATTCGAGCCTATTGCTAAACCTAAGTTTGTTCTAGCATTTGCTGCGTCCGTTGCACCTGTTCCACCATTGGCAATTGCAATTGTTGTTCCATTCCAAACGCCTGTTGCTATTGTTCCAACTGAAGTCAAGCTTGAGTTTACAACACCTGAACCTAAGGTTGTATTTGAAAGTACTGATGTTCCACCAATTTCGTACACTTTACCAGCAACGAGATTCATATTCTCAGAAGACGTCCAAGCATCTGTGGCATCAACCCAGTTAAATGTCTTGTCTGTTGTACCAAGTATTGTTATACCTGCGCCATCTGCTGCTGCATCGGATGGAGATGCAGAGTTAGCAAGAATAATATTCTTATCCTCTACAACAAGAGTTGATGTATTAAGAGTCGTGGTGTTTCCATTAACAATTAAGTCTCCAGTTACGGTAAGAGTATTTCCAATTGTAACGTCATCTGGAAGACCAATTGTAATTGCACCAGTATAAGGACCAGAACCTGTTCCCGAAACCGTAATTTCATTATTTGTACCAGCAATAGAAGTAACTGCAGCGGTGCCCAAATCGCTAACCTGCGAACCAGTAATTGAGATTGTGGTGTTACCAGCAGCTGTTAGTCTACCCTGTGCATCAACGGTAAATGTTGCAACTGTGTTTGCTGCACCGTAAGAACCACCAGTAACTGCAGTGTTATCTAAGTTTACTGTAATTGTATCTGAAGTTGCTACAGATGTAAGACCTGTTCCACCGGAAACGGTGAATGTGTCTCCTGCTGTAATTGTTTGGCTAGAGCCAGAATCTGCAGCTGCAGTAAATGATTGACTTGCTACTGAAAAGTTAACCTTTGCATTTGCGTCGTCATAAGTAACCGTTATTCCAGATTGTGAACCACCAGACACCAATGTTCCATAGGCATCTTGTGATGCTTCGTTAAAGTCTGAAACTTGGCTTGCTGTTATCGAGATTGTCGAGTTCGCAGCAGCCGTCAAACGACCTTGAGCATCAACGGTGAATGTTCCTACGGTACCAGCGCCACCATAAGCGCCAGCGGTAACTGCTGTGTTATCAAGATCTACAGTAACAGTAGCACTTGATGCAGCAGCAGTAAGTCCAGTTCCACCTAAGATGGAGAAAGATCCACCACCAGCAGCAGTCACTCCGAGTACAGTCACTCCACTATCTCCATAGATATTAACTGCCTGATTTGTTACTGAATAATTAACTTTTGCATTTGCGTCATCATAGGTAACTGTTATTCCAGCTTGCGATCCAGAAGAAACCAGTGAACCAAATGCATCTTGTGCGGCTTCGTTAAAATCTGAAACTTGAGTTGATAAGATGTTGATTGCTGTATTGCCAGCAGCTGTTAATCTACCTTGAGCATCAACGGTAAATGTAGCTACTGTATTTGCAGCGCCGTACGAGTTAGCAGTTACAGCTGTATTGTCTAAGTTTAAGGTAATGGTATCGGTTGAACTTGCAACTGATGTAAGACCAGTGCCACCAGCAATTGTCAGAGTATCAGATCCTGAAGTTATCGTCTGACTTGACCCAGAATCACCTGCTACCGTAAATGAAGTAGCTATGTTTGCAATTGTATTATTTACACTAGAAATGGTTCCATCAACATATAATTTTGTTGCTGCATGTCCGTTTGCAGTAGGTGTTGGGACAATTGTTACGCCATTAAATGTTTTATTTCCAGTAATTGTTTGATCAGTACTTAATGAAACAAATGCGCCTACGCCAGCAATTGCTGGTACAGTATTTGCTGTACCGGTACCATCGTCTCCATAACCATAATAAAGGATGTTATCAACTTCGTTAAAAGCTAACTCGGCATTTTTGAGTGAGCTTGGCGCACCAGCGGCACCGCCTCCAGCCCTTCTTTTAATTCTTAAGATATTAGCCATTTAAAAATTTCCTCCATTAATATTAAGCTCTGCGCTGTTATTAGACAATGATTCGACAGATTTGTTTACCCACTGAGACCCATTATAAATTAAAACATCCTTAGTTCCAACATTGCTTATAGTAACATCTCCTATGCCATTTAAACTAGTAATGTTTTCTTCTACAGATATAATTCTGTCCTTAACAGTAAGATGAGACCCAGCTGGATTAAGCCCCAGAGTGGTCTGTAAGGCCTCTACAGCGTCGTTTAGGTTACTATGTTGCTGATGATGTGGAACGGTAACCGAATTAAGCTTATCGGTTGCTGTTGGATTTATTAAAACATCTAATTGATTTGGATAATTTGTTGCCATATATTTTCCTATAAGCTAATGATTTTAGTTAAACTATTATTCCACTGTAATGTCATAGCAGAAGGTTCTGCAGTACCAGCAAATGGTAATCCTTCAGAGTCATCTATAAAAGCTATTAATCTTGAATCGGAATCAGCTGTACCAAACTGATAAAAAACGATTGCATTAAATGGTGTACCATTATAAAAAATAGTTACATCATCTGCATCTAAGACTCCTAAAGTATTAGACACATTGCTTAATGCTGCGCTTCTATATTTTTTTGCTGCTGTTGGTACATCTGACAAAAATTCATCAGTGTTTTGATTTGGTGTATATAAAGAAGTATCTAAAAAGGCAACTTTTAAACTATTACTTACTAGGTTTAATTCGCCACTCAACATTGATTCTTTTGCTTTTTTATATATAAAATTAGCCATATTATATACCTACATCTTTTGAAACTGTTATTCTGTACTTATAACCTTTTTCAAAATAATCTTTATTTTCAGTATAATATGATGGTGTTGCGTCACTTAAAGAAGGGAAATCTACATATATTTCAGGTTTCCAAGAATGCATCTGTATTACAGTTTCAACATTTTCCCAACGAGAAGGTGACTTTTGAATTTTTTTTCTTTGAGCCTTAAAATATCTATTAGATAAAAAGTTAGAAGCTGGACGAGCATTGAAGGTAATGGTGACTCTTCCGTCATTATTATCATTTGCTATATAAAAAGATCCATTTTTTGGCTCAACAGAATCAATATAGAATTCTGGATTTTTAGCTATAATTTGATAGCTAGTATAGGCCTCAGTTAAGATCGAATTATCTTCTACTAAGATTTCTTCTATTTCTGGAACAACAGAAGTTGAAAAACCAGAAGGTGTAGCTGCATCTTGTTTTGTAAACTTTATATATTCTTCTGCCACAACTTCGTTTGCAGAATCTAATATACCAACTACTCTTAGATAGTATTCCTGGCCAGAAACAAGAACTTTATCCCAGTAAAGAGTGAGAGTTCTAGATATTGTATTGTAGTCAGCTAGTGAGTTAATTGTTTTAAATGGACTAGATACAAGAGTTGGTGTTGCTGCTGATGTTTGAACAATAAATTTATCATTTGTTATAGAACTAATTTTTACTGTTCTACCAAATTTAATCTTAACTTTATCGACACCCACTGAGGCATAATCTATTAAATTTAATGGCACGATTTATCTCCTCAGGAAAATACTGATACTTAATTAGTAACAGGGTTGGTGCAAAAAAATAAGGGGCAGCTTTCGCTGCCCCCTACTTTCTAAGACTGTGTCGTAACTATAACAGTCCTAAGGTTCTATTACATTTCGTTAGTAACTTGTACTTCGTAGTTACGGGCAAGTCTAACGTTCTTAGCAACTGTGATACCTTCACCGTCACCAAGCATTACGATGTCGTAACGCTCTTTCATCTTCATCGAACGAATGTCACGTGACGGATCATCGAACTGATCTGTGCTCATGTCATCCTTAACAAGAAGACTACCAACCTCATTGCGGTCAATGAGGAACAGATCTGACTTAGCTAATGTTGCACCGCTCTTAGCTGTAAAGCTAACAAATGGTGACACTAACACATTCAGACCCATTGGGGCTGTTGCGTTAAGAGCGCCATCCTTCGACTGTGGACGGTAGCCCCAGCTGGTATTAACAGCTGATGCAGCGCCGCCCATGTGGAAGATCGAGTCCTTAAGGAAGACCGACCACATCAGTGGGTGAAGAATGAAGTCTGTTGGTATATGGTTTTCGGCCATTAGAACAGCTGCCATGTCGACAACATCGTCCCAGGTAACAGTGCTGTTGTAAGCACCATCAATCCCACGACCTGTTGTATCGTCATAGCTGCCACTGTCGTTGTCGAATACAATTGTAGCTGCATCCTTGAAACGACTGAGAGCAAT